ATGGATTAGATGCGAAGGACAACTCTCAGAGAGAGCACATAAAAAAAGACCCCCCGTAAGGGGGGGGAATCAAGTCAGTCCGGCGATGGTCAGTCAACCTCTGCTTGGCGCAGGGTGAAATGCTGCCTGGCACTATCTACGCTTACTAAGGTGCTTTGCGGCCAGAGCTTCGATCCCTTACCGGGGAAGAAGGTGATTACCGCTCCGTTATCACGGATGTCATAGGTGTAAGAACCTTTGAGCGTGGTGATGTTGAGTGTCATCTGGAACTCCAGATTAGGAACACCCGAAGGAACCCCCGGCGTAAGCCGGGGAAGCAGGGATCAAGCAACGAAGACAGAACAACCACGCGGGTCAAGCCGAAGCCACCAGAAGGCAAAGACGAACGGAACGAAAGGCAGAGCCACCCGACGAGCGCAGACGACATGGCACCCGGAGGGAGCCTCGGCGAAGACCGAGGGACGGGGAGCGAAAGCGAAGCAGAAGCCAACGAGGAACGAGGCGAAGAAAAGCGCGAGCACGAGACACGAGCACAGAACACCCGGAGGAACCCCCGGCGTAAGCCGGGGAGGTCGGGATCAGAAAGGGAACTCAGGTTCCATGGGGATTTGAGGAAGCGCATGCTCGAAATAGCCAGCCTCCCGCGCCCGTTGACGCAAACGTTTAACAGCGGCAAGAGCCTCTGCATCTGACGTGAAGCAGTAGCGAGGCCGGTTAGCTGTTAGCCACGATTCCAGTCGGTCTGCTTTGATTTCAATACCGTTGAAGCGCAGAAGTGAAGCAGCACATTGAAGTTGAAACTTATTCATGGTGAACAAGTGAAGAACACCCGGAGGAACAGCGAGCGCAAGCGAGCGAGGCTGTTGATGAGCGCACACGAAGGAGGAGCGATGCGAATGAGATGTGACGAGCGAAGCCCTGCTTCTCTAGAGCGTGGATAGGAGCAAGGGGCCTCCCTTGGGAGGACCTTTGTGACATGGATAACTATGAGGGCGAGCGACCCCTCTGGGGCGGCACATTGAATGAAGCGAAGCGACGACGCAGTGCGTGAATCCCTAACAGATGTCTGAGCTGAGGTAACACTGAAGTAGAAACTTATGTAGCGCCAGAGTATGCATTAGTGTAAACATACATGTAATGCAAACGTGAATTACGGTGGTTATCTAAGGTGATAACATTGTGATTACAGTAGTTAGCTCTAGGATAGAGCATACGTATCGCGAGGATACGTGAGTGAAACGAAAGCGAAGCTTGAGTTGAAACGAACGGAACAAATGCAAACACGAGTGTGAAACACTCGTTTGCTTCCGTTGATTAAAACTAAAGTTGCTTACGTAAAACCTACGTTCAAACAAAAGCAAATAACATTTGCAAAGCTGAAGTACTTACAAACGTAGAAGCTAACGGAGTTAACATTCAAACGAAGCAGGCAACTGTTGCTGCACTTATTTTTTTTGTTCGAGCGACCAGTCGGTCTAGTAGGTAATTTAACCCGTCACAAATTTTGTAGCAATTTTAGGGTTATATAGGGGTTTTTATTGTTGAGAAGTATTTGCAATTAGCTATTAATGTGCAATAGATTTGTAGGCTGTGTAAATATCAACACATAAGTGACAAGTCTCAACAGTTTTTGTTAAAAATAACGTCAAACAAGTTTGTACGATAGTTATAGGTAGTTTTCAAGTCGTGACATGAAAGTCAAATATATGAATGTTGTTTATGATCTAAACAATGATTTTGATAGAGAGCAGTTAGAAATATTTGCGCGTATAGCAGGTAAAGGAGAATCCCTAGAAGAATACCTATTGAGAGAAACTGGCACAAATATTGCACAACCTGCTTCTGCTGATCAGCCTGAGGACTATGGTCAAAGGTATAAACAAGCCATTGAAAGAAGCGTAAGGGCGAAACAAGAGTTGGACAAACGCAAAAAACCCGAGGTTGTGGACAAAATTGACATGAATGCGCCACTTCCAGAGTATGTAACGCCGGAAGCGCTTGCGTATTACCAGATGAAAGACGATATGGCCCCCAAAGACAATGTCAATCAGTCGGCTCTAGCGGAATGGGCGGCGAATTTTGGAGATCTAGCCAACAAAAACTACGAATATCAGGTAAAACGAGGGCGTATTACTCCTGAAGAAGTCGATAAATACTTGAATCCAGGTAATTATGCACAGGCTTTCAAGGATGACAAGATGATGACGAGGATCGAAAGGATAACAACCCCTGCTTCTAGAGCTCAAGTACCAGAATTCGATGGATCCAGCATGAATCAGAATATTGGTATTGATGAGCAAGAGCAAATAGCGCCTGAAGTAGAGAATTTCTCACGAAACAACACTAATCCCGTAGAAGTAGAGGAACATCCCCTCTCTAACTTCTATAGATAATAGATATCGAGGGTTAATTACAATAGATCTAAGTATATAGAGTAATATTGTGGAGTTAAATCAGCGATATAGCGATAATCCTTTGATTCGTGGTGCTGAAGTGATTAATCACTTTAGAGAACAAGGTAGAGGCTTGACTGAAAAGCAGATTGAACGCGCAATTATCGATAATGCTTATGCACGAGAGCTAGTACAGTCTGGTCAAATTACAAAGCAGGAAAGAGCACGTCTCAGGGCACAAGCTAGCGATAATTTACGCCAACGAGAGCCACTATCTGAGCTGAAAGGCGTTGGATTCGCTCAAGAGTATGACGTGACTGCTGATGCAGCTCTTGAGAACGATAATGAAAGCCTTAATCTCAAAAAACAAACCGATGATCAGCGATATCGTCGCCAAATCCAGATTGCATCTGGTCAAGGCACTTCACCAGGCATTAGAGGAGATATCGATGGACAACTGAAGGAAAGAATCAGGTCACGACGAGCTCAGATTGCAGAAGATCGCTATAAAAAACCGGACGGTATCAGAAGAAAAGTATATGAACCGGCACGGCCTGGATTCGACTACGAAGATATCACCTTAGCCCCTGCTTCTGGTGTTCGTGGTACGACAGCACAGCAGATTCTGGGTGCAACACGCGCTGGTGATGCTGCACGGTCTGAACGACAGGCTATGCAGGATGAAGTCAAGAAGATGATCGCTGCTGATGAAGCTCGATTGACTGATGAAGGTAGAAAGAAGCGAATCGTCAACGAAATGATTGCTAGGGGTGCCTATACCAAGCAACACCTTCGTTCACCAGTGAACCCGGTTCTGTCAAATCCGAATTCACTCTTTGAAGCTCCTCCAGTAACGGCAAATGCTCTGCAGCTAGTGAGTACTGCACCTCCATTCCTCGCCCCAGGGGGTGGAGTTGTTGGTTATGCAGATCAAAATCTCCAATCTTTCTTAGGTGGCGTTCCAGACGATGTAGGAGTGGCAAATAAGTTGGGAATGCGGACTAAAGCTGAGTTAGCCGCAATGAGCGATCCGGCTTATGTTCAACAATTTAGTGGACTGACCGCACAACAGTTTATTGATAACTTCAACACTACAGGAGAGTATGGTAAACAGGTCACGATTGATGCACCGCTTGAGCTATCTAATTTTGTGCAAAAGCTGAGGCAAATGGCAGGTTTAAATGTCCTGCCTACAACATTCAGTGATATTAGAACCGCTAGTGAACTTGATAAAGCAGTAAATAATGCTGTTGGAGCATTACAGGCTGAGAAAAAGAATTTGTTTCTTGCAAAACCGCAACAAGGTATAGATCAAGCTGCCAATATTTATGTCAAACCTAATGAGGCTGGGGTATTAGAGATTTTGGACAAAATGAGGTATGAGGACGCAGAAAAACGTTATTTGGCAATGGCATTGGATCAGCTTCAGCAAGCAAGAAGCAATCAAGTCAATGCTGCTCAAAAGTATGCATACTTCAAACGTCAACCAATGCAAGGTCCGGCTGATCCGAGGAGGGGGACCATGTTCACTGGGGCTGGTGAGGCAATTGATGAATTTAAGAAATCAAGAATTAACTTGCAACAGGATTCTCGTATGAGAGTCGATGACGATGCTTCTATCGGAGCGTTACCCACCGATAAGCCAGCAAGTCAACAAAGAAGCCTGCTGAGGAGAGGTCCTTTTTACAGCCGACAGACAGGTGAGTCCCGTGGACCAATTAAGGCCAGAGAACACAATATGAATGCCCTCAATGCAGAGCGACAGAGAAGGCAACTGTCTGACAATCCAATGACAAGAGACGAATATGTGGCCGGAGTGCAGGACACCAGGGAAAAACAGGTTCAAAACTATGTAACGCAAGTAAGAGCATCACGAGATCGAAAACGTCGCGCTCAAAAGCAGCAAGACGTACTTAATCGCAGAGGAATGCCCCCTGCAGAGCCGACTGTTCCAAGTTCTGTGGGTTATGGGGATGATCTAAGGCAGGTTCAGCAAGCTGCAGCTGATCAAACATCAGATATGGCTCTATCGGATCTTATTCGCCGCCAACGTTCACGCAGAGGTGCTTAATCATGGCTAACTACCAACCAGAAGAGATCATTCAAGGTACACAGAATAGAAGAGAGCGAGAGGAGACTCCCCAAACCTTCCATGGCAATAAAAAGCGCATGGCAGGAGAAATGGGTGAGTTTGCATTGCAAATGATGGGTAACCCTGAAGCCATTCAACAAAACAAGATGTGGATGAATGCCTTCGGTATGAGTAATCAAGGTATGCAATGGAATCAAGCTAAAATGATGATGATGGGTGGTGGAGAACCACCACAAAAAGAGGGCGAATAAAATGCTTGGTTTAGCAACACGGACTATTCCTTATGTAACTGGTCTCTTACGTGGCAAGAAGGCTGTAGATGGCATTTTGAAAGCCAAGCAAGCAACACAAGCCGCTAAGTCCGCAATGAATGCGGGTGTGGCCACTAGGGGCGGTGTGAAGAGCGGATTGGACCTGCTTATCGGGAAAGAGCTAATGCGGAGGCCTGGACAGCTTGCTTGGCGGGTTGGTCCTGATGCGGCTTTCGCTGCGTTTAATGCAGCATCAATGCCTGGTGACCCATTAGATAAAGGCCTGGCTTTCGGAACCGAGTTTGGGATAAGTGCTTTACCAGGCCTGAGTCTTTCCAGGGCTGCAAAGCGGTTTGGTGCTGATGAGGGTATGCAAATTGGATTGGACATGCTCGGAAGCTATGGAGGAGCCTTTGCTTCATACCCAGCTACTGATGCCCTGCTTCGGATGAAGGGTGGTGGCATGACCCCCTACGACAAGTTGGCCCTCCAACAGCAACAAGAACTGGAAGAGCAGCTCCGCCAGAAGTTCATGATTGAGTACGGCCTATCTCCCTACAGCGGAACCGACCCATACATGGTCGCTAACGGATTGTCGGCATGAACTTAGAAGACCTAATTGGCCAAGAACGAGCCAATCGACTGCAGAGTCAGGGACGTCGTCTTAAACAGGGTTTTAAAGATTCCTTTGGTGAAGGTCGAGAGGATTCGATCAAAGCCCTGCATCTAGCGAGGGAGTTAGAAGGTAAGGACGCGAACGCTGTCCGGGCAAGCTCACTGTTAGGAACCACCCCACTGTTTACACGGACCAGGGATCTACTTGGGTTGTCGAATCCAACGCATCGAGAGGTTCGGAGGAGCATGGGCATGGGCCTGAGTGATGACCGGGCCGTCAAGACTGGTCAGATCATGGGAACCATCGCCAATGATCTGGTGAATGATTCCACTCGCTCAATTTGGTGGTTACTGAATGCACCCCAGGCGACTGCCAATGTCCTGAATGAGCTTGCACTCAAGAGTGGGAATAACAAGCTGTATTCAGCAAGCATGGTGCGGGACAACTCCCGATACCAAAAGGGAATGCCTGTTCTGAAGACAGATCCAAAGACAGGTGAGGTTTTAAAAGACAATCGTCAATTTGATGATGCTGTGCGTGCCGGAGTTGTGGACTACAACACAGGACGTACGAAAAAAGGCATCAGCGTCAAAGGGGGTAAGTACTACAGGCGTGACTATGAACCGACAGATGTCGCTGCCCTGGGGATCCTTCCTGGTGCTGCGATCAACTTTGGTTTGGGACTAATGACTCCCTTTGGTGGAGCAGAAGGTTATGAAGCGGCTGTTCCCTCAGCGGCTGATCCAAGCAAGACGGACAACGTTATTGCAGAGGTGGCTTTGAAGTACTTCCTAGGAAGGACAGGCAACCTGCTTCCTTACGAGGAGTTCAAGAAGGTCAGGCCAGACGTCAGCAAGGGTGAGTACAACGCTTACAAGGCGTTCAAGTGGGATAAGGAGACCGATCTCGATCTGCGTGATGGGGACTTCACTCTCCCTGCTGGAATCCTGAAAGGAACCACAGAAGGTATCCACGGTCCAGAGATCCAGTTCTTAGGCAGAAGCATGCCTTTGACAACTGCATTGATTCCATATGCCTCAACAGTGGCAGGAACCGTTGCAGGCGTACGTACAAAGCGTCCGATCCGTCAGGGATTGCGAGGTGGTCTTGCGGGCTTCGTAGGTGGACAAGCTTTAGGACAAGGATTAGAAGCACTTCGTAGAAGTCGTAACATGGAAACAAGTGCTCCAGTTACACAAGCATTAGATCCAGAATCAACAACAGTGGGACTTTGATATGGCCGTAGATCGACTAGCTACAAGTATCTTTGATTTTTATCCAGATTCACCAAACTATGGTTTGCAAAATACAGCTGGGGCACAGCAAGAAGCATTCACTCGGATGTCTGATCGAAACAACGAAGCAGCACTGAAGGAAGCTGAGTTAAGAGCAAAGATCTCTGCATTGCAAACTGCATCACAAGTCAATCAAATGGACAATAGATCAAGCAATCAATTGTTCAGTGATATTGGTAGTGCTGTTCTGGCTCCAACAATGGCGTATATGGGTACCATGGGTTCTGGTAATATTAGTCCAACATTAGATGGCTTATCACCTACAGCATATAATGACTTTACCCCTCCAAATATTAGTGACTATGGGGGCTGGGAACAGGACTTCTCTTCCTTTGGGTTTGGCATATCACCCTAAGTAAAACTGATGATAAAATGAATAAAGGATATTAGTCAAAAGTAAATGGCAACAAGCAATTATCCGAATAATTTTGATCCAAATAGTTTCCGATTTGGATTGTCGCGAAGTGCTGGAGGTGATATTGGTAGTGCTTCGGGACTAAGCACCCTGCCAGAAGCGTTTGGCTTGGTCGAAAGTAAGGGTACTGCCTGGGATGAATTTAATACTGAATTTCAAAAGTTAAAGGCTGCCGAGCAAAGAGCATTGGATCAGGCAGTCACAAGAGAAGAGGCAATGCAGATTGCTTATGAGCAAGCCAAAGAAAATAATGACAGACTAGAAAGTCAAGCCGATAAAGATTCTTTTCGGTCCAAACTAGGTACGGGCCTGAAGTTGGCGGGGACGATTGGCGCTGGTCTGATTATGGCAAGCGATGAAAGGACGAAGAATACAATTGAGACCTTAGAAGATGCTTGCAAGATTCTCAATGCATTGAAGCCTGTCAGCTATTACTACAACGAGGAATATACCGCGAACCCAGAAAGAATGCATTACGGGTTTATTGCACAACAATACGCTCATGTGATGCCTGATCAAACATACTACGATGAAAGCATTGATAAACTATGTATAGACACCAGCGATCTTATTGCTGTACTTGTAAGAGGGTATCAGCAGTTAGAAAGCAGGATTCAGCGCTTAGAACTATCACACACGATTCTTGGAGATAAATAATGTCAGTAGCGATTGTCAAGGCAGTCACAGGAGCAAATCGGGGTCGTGGAGCTGCGCTGCTTGACCTGATTAAGCGTGGGCTAGCTAATGCGGATAAATACGTCTCAGGACTGGACTACAACCGTGGGGCTCAGATCCTGCTTGGTAATGACGCCAATGTGCAGCGCTCTCTGCGTCGTGGTACAGCAAAAGCCCTGGAAGCAGGTATGGGAATAGCTAACAAGACACCGTTCTATAGCGCTACTCCTGAAGCAATTAGAGAAGCCGCTTATCGGACTGCACTTGGTCCAACCTCTAGCAACATTCTCCGTGCAGCACCGGCAACAGCGGCACTGGGAACACTGGCATTAGGTGGAGCTGCAGTTGATGCAGTCACTGAGTCGGAGGATGAGCGCAACCTGCGTCTGGCACTGGAGTTACTACAGCAGAGAGGATATTCATGATTGATTTACTTGCCATTGCACAATTTGCATTACCAGCATTAGGAGGCGCTGCAGCCTTATCTAAGGCTGGAGCAATTGCAACAGGATTAACTAAAGCAGCACTAACCGGTTTAACAGCTTACGAAGGAGCCAAAATGATTCCATATTTCACAAACCATGAAGACGTCTTAAGGGATCTCGCCACAAATAAGAAGCGGGACCCGATGACCGGAAATATGAACTTGAATTGGTTGGACAGACTGAGAGCTGGTGGAGCAAACCTTGGAGGACTCAATGATGACGGAAAGATTACCAATGAAGAATTACAAGAATATCTTATTGGGGTACAAAGGAATGCTAAGTTAACAGATCAAGCAGAGCAAATTGCCGACGCGGAATTTGGCGTCAGGCTAAAAGATGCAGAGACTCCAAAGCATGTCAAAGATGAAAGGAAAGCCAATATAGATTTTCTGGATGCACAAACAAAAGGAATAGGGAGTAATTTTGAATTAAATAAAACAAAAACTTTAGGAGATATTTCAAGGGCAGCAGCAGAAATAGAATTGGCTCGTCAACAAGGAATTGGTGCCAATCAAGTGGCTCTTGAACGTCTTGGACTTGAAGAGCAAGCCATGCTTATCAATAGTGCTGAGCGTGAGCGGGTTAGAGCAGATGACCGTCGTCAAGCCATCTTTATGGCACTCATGGCCTTGATGAACTGATCAAATCATCCCAGGTGGATAAGGGGGGTTCTTGAGAGCGTCTTGGTACACCTCATAGAGCTCCTGAATGGATTTGACAGGCTGATCGTAATAAGACGCACCGCCCTTGTAAGGCAGAGATGCCCACTCAGGAGAGAAGTTCGTCATCACATCAGTGAACTGATCGATGTTGCTGATCGGTGCAGAAGGATCTACGCCACGACGATTAGCTAGGAAATCGAAGGCGCGTTCTTGGCTTTCAGGACTGAAGTCACGGATATTGGGATTGGCTTTTGTGATGTCCTGCCAAGTATTATTCATGAACTGGTAAGCACCAGCTGCTTCTGAACTCGTGCCCCATGGAGTGGGATATGGGCTATTAGGGTGTCGAGAAAAGTCGTTAAGTAGACGAGGATTAGATTGACTATGACCAAACATCATGCGGTATGCATCAGGCCCTCGTGTTCCTTCTGCATGCTGCACAACCTGAGACAAGGCATATCTATTTGGATTAGTCATATCTGGTCCAGGACTATATCCAACATTTTGATAGGGATTATTACCGCTAACTGGATATAACGCTTGTTTACCTCCTCCAGATTGTGGACTAACTGGATAAAGAGATTGCTCGCCATTTTGTTCAGGCATAGTCATGGTAGGAGATTGGAGTTGTTCAACTTGCTTACGTAGAGTTTCAAGGTCCTTCAAAATAGGGTCGTAGCCTGAAGTGTTCCCACTTTTGATAAGCGCTTCTCTGAGGCGAGAGTAATCAAGCTTCGGGATCTCCTTATCCTTCCTAAAGGCTTCAGCCAATGTATAGCCTGCCAAAGCAACCTTTCCGGCAAACTTTTTCCGATCCTCAATTTGCTGCCTAGTGCGATCTAATTTGTACTTGGTGTTGATATTGTCAATTTTAATTTTGCCTTCAAGCTCAGTTGTCTTTAATAAAGCTTCGTTGTTTCTCTTAGCAGTTCGCTCAAGAGAGACATTCTCAGCACCACTTAAAATTTGCTGAGCATAATTAGGACTACCTCGATCTACAGCCTTTTGAAGATTAAGTGCGTCTTGTCCTGCCTCTCGCCCAGATTGAACATATTCACCAGGGTTGGCACTTTCGGCTAAAGCAAAACGGTACATTTACAACTTCCAGTACTAATCTAATTGTAATGAAGTCCAATACAATAGATAGAATAATAGAAGAGTGAGAAGTTAGGTTAATGCGTCCTTTATACGACCCTGCTAAAGAAGCTACAGATCGTGCGGATCAGTATAAGAATAATGCTGCCAATACTCTCAAAGAGTTGAAAGCACAAGGTGGTTATAAACGTGGTGATGCTGACAATAACAACTCAGCAGCAGGTACAACAGCACAACAAGGACAAACACCAGGAGCAACAGGCGGGTATGGCGGTGTAACTAACTATGCTCAAATATCCCAGCAGTTCCAAAATTGGAAACCAACCAGTGATTGGGGTAAGGCGCTTCAAGCAACTTACATGACTAATACGCTGCAAAGTTATAACGACATGCAGCAGGCTCAGTCCATGGCGTTTACAAACGCTGGCATCCAAATGGACATGATGACAGCAACGGCTGCATTGGAGCTAGCTAACAAAGGAGCGCTATTAAATGAGGAGCAGAAAGCGGCACTGAACATGATGGGTGCTCAGTTTGACTATGAGTCTCGTTTTGCTCAAGACGAATACAACCGGGATGTAGGAAAAGCTTCTCTAGGTACAGATTTGCAGATTCAGTTGATGCAAGCGCAGGGTGATCAGACCCGAGCCAATTATCAGGTTCAAGGTTTTGAAAACCGTATGTCTGATATGGAAAAAGGTAATCAGCAGCGTTTGACTCAGGCACAAAGCAATATTGAGAAACAGCAACAGGCTCAGCAAGCCAATGAGCTGGGTAAGGATTCCGCCTCCTTTGCACAGGGTCTACAGAAAGACACAGCTGGTTATATGCAGGGGTTACAGAAAGACACTACGCAGTTCAATCAGGCTCTCGAAAAAGACTCTGCTGCATTCGGCCAAGCTTTGGGCAAAGATACAGCTGGATACCAGAGCGGCTTGCGTAAAGATGAAGCTCAGTTTGGTAGTGGGATTCGTAAAGATGAAGCTAGCTATGGAAGTAATATCCGTAAGTCAGAGCTGACACTCGAAAGTGATCTGCGAATGAAGGAAGCAGATTATGCAAACCGTCTTGAAGCAAGGACGCGAGCAGATCAGTCGAAGCGCTCCATTGGACGTGCGAGGGGCTTCTAATGACAACCAAGGCAAAGCAAAGTTCCAAGGTATATCTGAGTGTTGTCGATAATTGGTTAGACACCCTACCGGCTGCAGACAGTGAGGATTTTAAAGAGTTTGCAGAAATTACTCCATCAACAATTGAAATCTGGGTTTATGCAGGAATTCTCGGATTCCAAGGGGGATTTAATGATTTGGCCCGATGGGTCAAAATGAAGTATAAGAAGCTCAATCGGCGTGAAATACTTAATAGCGAAATTGCAGCACTGCACTCTGATATCCAGGACTTACGAATGGCAATCACCTCCGGGGAGATTAAAGGTGACAATGGTTGTGCGAGGCTGGCCGCGCTTGAAAAAGAACTTAGATCGCATATTGAAACATCTGATCGGATGAATCGAATGACTGACAAGCGTGGTCTGATCATGGCTGGTGCTGATCGAGTTATGCGTGAAATGACATCCATTTTCAAAGATGATCCACAGTTCTCTGAACCGATCGAAAATGCAATGAATGCTGTATGGGCAAAGATTTATAGTGAGTTAAGTAATGGCTAGTCTTTATAATCCAGGTTTACCAGCAATCCCAGTAATACAAAGCGTATCGTCAGGTGACCTGAAAGCGGGTCTAGATTATTCATTACGTACACCCACTTCATCATTACAGTCAATATCGGCTCCACTAGATATCGGTGGTGTTAATTGGAAAGCAGTTGACGCAGCTGAGTTATTAAATGCGATTGGATATGTTTATGCACAAGATCGGATGCGTAATAAGCTCGCAAGTCAGCTTTCAAAAGCTGAAGAGCGTAGAACAGAAAGACGAGTAGCAGTGGGTCCTAAAGAAGCTAAGAAAGCACGAAAAAGAGTTGAGAGAGTTAAGAGAAAAGCAGCAAGTGGGTTGTTCAGGAATATGGCTGAGATTTTAAGGTTGAAGCAACAAAACCTATACTAAAAAGACAGTAAGAGGATATATGGCAATTCCTAGTGCCGCATTAGCATATAAACGGTCAGCTTTAATGACCGCCACAAAGATTACTGCAAAACCTCCTAGTCCTGAGGTTTTAAAAGCTAGGGATAACTTCCAAGATTTCTGTAAGTATATGGGTAAGGCTCCAGCCAAACATATGTTGGAGTGGCACAATGAATTATGTACAGGAGAAGATAGTGAATGTCTAATAGGAATCGGGGGACCAAACACATCGATCCTCGCACCCCGAGGATCTGCGAAGTCCACTGTCCTTGGTTTATTCGCTGCCTGGATGATTGGGAGACATGCAGCTGCGAAGCAAATGCTGCGAATTCTCTACATCGCATACATGGTCGATATTAGTCGTGCCAAATCGGCAACGATTAAAGGGATTCTTACATCAAATAAATACCGTGAGATCTTCCCAATGGTCCGACTCTCGAAGATCAAGCGGAGTGACGAGTATTGGAGTATTGATTACGAATTTGCAGAGATCGATACGGCAGGAGAAGAGGCATTCACAATTGCGTGTGGAGGTCTGAAAGGTGCAATTACCTCTAAACGATCACAGCTAGTTCTGATTGATGACCCTATTAAATCTGCGGCATCAATCAACAACCCAGACATTCGACGTGAAATGGAACAAACATGGAGCAACGTCATCGCTCCGACGATGTTTCAAGGTGCAAGAGCTATTTGTCTAGGAACGCGTTTCCACTTCGACGATATCCATGCAACCCTGTTTGTCCCTAAAAATGATTGGCGACAGATTGTACAGAAAGCGGTAATAACAGACGCAGACGGAAAGCAGCGTTCTTATTGGCCAGAATTCTGGTCAATGAAGTATCTCAACGCTCGAAAGAAAGAGGATCGAGTTGCGTTTGCTTATCAGTATCTGAACACTGCAGTCAAATCAACAGACGTCGGCATTTCACCAGAGCTCATCATCAAAAATGTTGTACCTGAAGAGTACGACTGTCTTGGCGTTGGAATTGACCTGAGTGCAGGCTTGAGCGAGAAAAACGATTGGACAGTATTTACTCTTGGAGGAATCAAGGACAACAAGATCTATTTGATCGACCAGCGTAGAGAGAGGACCATGGGGAATCTACAAAAAATGGATTCACTCTGTCAGATGCTTTCTGATTGGAACATCTTATTAGAGAATGAGGAGAACCAGTTTTTCCCAACAATGTCACCATGTGTCATTTGGCCTGAAGCTGTTGCATATCAGACATCGTTTGAAGGTGACTTTAAAAGAATCATGTTTGAAGATCGTGGCTTATACAACCTGACATGTTCTCCAGTCAAAGGCTTTAAAGGAGACAAACTAGCGCGACTGAGAGGCGTATTAGGGTTGTACGAGCACAAGAGAATCGTATGGAACAAATGGAGAAAGTGGGATGTACTGGAAGAAGAGCTACTTAACTTTGGCCACTCTCAACACGATGATGCTGTTGACTCAATGGTGCTTACTATTGGAGGTCTTCTAAGGAGAGGCAATCTTCAATTAGACTACAATAGTAATAGTTTTGACCTATAAAGTGAAATAATGGCTAGAAACTTAGTTGGTAAGAAATATAAGGATATGCCTGCAGGGTATCGCAATAGGAACAGTCGGGCAGACTTTAGAGAGGATCGCCGTAGTCAGCGTAATACGATGAAAGATGAGGCTTTAGCTTCTCCTGTCGCTACCAATAAGCGAGGTGAGCCTCGAATGGCAGGTGATGAAGTCTTCAATCTTGTTCGTGGTGAGAGCTTCGGTCAAACACGTAAACGTGCTCAGCAAGTTGATGAGCGCATTGAAAGAATGCAACGGCGACAGGATCGTGGGAGAAATATTAATGAGGAGCGTCTAGAAAATCGTCTTGCTAAGCAAGAGAGGCTACAGGACAGAATTGCTGCTCAAGAAGAGTTTGATGGCAGCATTGATTCGTACAACTATTCTTCGTTTGGTGGTGAAGGTGCTGGCTTGAAGGATATTGAGTATCTATCAAAAGCTGGTTTTAATCCAAATGAAATTAAAGAAAATCTTGAAAGCCGAGGAATTAATAGGAGCAGTCGTGTTGATCAACTCCTGTCCAAGTACATGAATGAGAACATGCCTGAGGGCATTAAGCAACCAGTAACGGATGAACCTTCTATGGAGGCTCCTTCTGCTGAAGTGATTGAAGAAGTGCCAGATGAAGGAATTGCATTTGAGCCGCCATCGATTACAGACATTGATGTCAACCCAATGCCAATCAACCCTGGCGGTGGCGGTGGTGGGGGAGTAAGCCCGACGATCGCTACAGGCGTGATTGGTGGAGATACTGGAGCGGTTTCGCTGACAGATTCTTCTAATTACGGAACTATCAATACCGGAATCATCAATGATGTCCGTAATTATGGCGGTGGCTACTCAGCAGGAAGTAACAACACCGGTTTGGCTCAGGCTTATGTGGATCTAATGGAAGAAAACCTCGATAAGTACAGTGGTGATAAGTATGGAATGTATATCACCGATTCACGAGCCAAGAAGGCGGATGATCTGCGGTCGATCAATAGCAACGCGATTTATGGAGCGATGAACCAATTTGCGGGCAATATGTACGACCGTGGTCAAATCGTTGCTTCTAATCTCTACGGCGATCCTTACCGCTTCCCCACTGCACAGTACGGTGGATTCCAAGACTTTAGTCCAGCAGAAGAGAAAGAAAAGGCTTAAACTATAAATATATAGTGAGCAGCCAAGATAGTGCAAAAGTCTAATCATCTAGAACAGATCCTCTCTGCAGCTAAAGATCGTAGAGGGGATCTTAATGTAGACACTATGATCGTTTCATCCCATCTTGCACAGATGCGGATGTTTATGCTCCGTCGTGGGTTGGAGTTCTTTTGCGAACAAGACAGCTACGGAAAAAGGGATGAGTTTCTAGCAAAAGTTGTTGAAGACAACATGCTGGAGATGAAGCTGGATTCAATAGTTGACTATTTCTTGTGTGACGGTCAAGGCTTGTTTTACTTCCGTCCGTCCGGCGACACCTATCAATTACTTTACTTCCCTAAAGATAGTTATCGATGCTATCGGGATCAGGCTGGTGATATTGACACGGTTGAACTGATCTACAGCTTCAATGTACGCGGCTCTAATCAGTTGGACATGATGCCAACTCCAGATGGCAAGAAAAAGAAGTACATCCGGCTGCGTGTCTTTAAGGACAAAATCGAACAGACAGTATCGAACGAAAAGATTGAATTTGATGATACGAGTGGTTTCTTCCAAAATATGCAACAGGGTACTACTGAAACCCTTACAAATAGCTTGGGCTTTATTCCAGCAGTTGAAATTTTCAACCATATGGATTGCACAGGCGAATCCACAGGTAATGGAGAGTTTGATTGGTTAGCTAATCAGATCTTGTATCACGATGAGTTGGTTAGAAACGTAAGGAAAAACCTGCGCTTCTTTGGTAATCCAACACTGATTACAAGTCGTCCGAAGCACGACATTACTGAGTCAGGGGATGAGACCACCTTCCGACCAACCATCAGTTCTCAGGCTGGGTTTGTGGGAATGGGTCAAGCAAGTACTCGGATGTCGAGCCCATTTGGAGCTCCGTCTCCACTGGATGGTCAGATCAAGGTGCCTCGTGTCATTGCCAACCTTGAGCCAACTGACCGTATCAACTACCTGACGCCAGACAGCGTGTCCGGTGATCAGAACATGTATGTCAAGCAGTACCGCTCTGAGATCCGACTGGCCCTGGGTGGAGTTGATGACATCGATATCGGACAAGCTTCAACTGCCTATGAAATTAAAAGTCTGTATGGAAGGGTCGCTGCAACTGCAGAAAAGAAATGTCGAGCACTATTTACTTATGGGCTATGCAGGATCTTTTCAATGATGGTCACGCATGAGGAATATCTCTTCATGACGTCCTTTGCAACTGCAAGTGGTCTTCTTAAACCAGATCCACCATTAGTAGAAGATTTCAATGGTGATGTCGAAGCTTTGTCAGAAGCTCAAGTCAAATATGGCAAGGCTATGGCTAAGTTTTCAAAGGAACGTGATGAATTATTGCGTGCTACACTTGAGTCAGGCGAAATGCCTCCTGGAATTACAGGATTAGTCCCAGACGGAAGCACTAAAGTTTCCTGGCGTTGGACTGGTGAAGTATTTGAGGAACAATCACAAGACATCCTGAATAACAGTATTGTTGTTCGGAACCTTCAAGAATTAGGCGTCGACTCAGTCGAAGCACTCAAATACCTATTCCCCAGCAAAACCGACGAAGAAAGGGCAGGCATGTTGAGTGGCTATCCATTCCGAATGGTCAAAGAAACTCAGCAGTCTCTCGGGACTTTTATAAGTCTTCTCGGCAACATGTATCAGTTGCCTCACCCTCAGACGCCCAACCTACCGCTTGCGTCTGATCCCAATCTCGATATTACTCAATTCCTATATCGATCACTTGAATTTTTACGTAAGGAGCTAAGTTACAGTGGAAGGTACAAGTCAAACACCGACGATCCAAGCCCCGTCAAGCTCAGCGATGCCGACCGCATCCGTGCCGAGCGTGGCACCGAGCCAAGGGATGTCCGCACCTATCAGTTACCAGGCCTCACCGACAACGGCTTCGGTGGACCAGGCAGCATCAATCCCAACCAGCCAAACCCCGCAGGCTTCAGCTCCTCAGGGGAATCCATGGCAGCAGGCGTTTCAGGCGCTGAGCGCAAGTCTGAATACGAGCAGCCCATCCCAAGCCCCGGCAGCAACTTATCAATCCCAAGTAACGCCGACACCCCAGGCGGTGTACGCGGATCCTTGGGCTTCACAGGTGCCTTCAGCCCAAATCCAGGCAGCCCCGATTTCCAGTCCCCAAGCTACAACCCGGACATTCTCGGAACAGGAAGTAGCCCATCTGGTGGGTCAGGCTCAGGCACAAACAACCGACGCGTATCTAAGTCAAGTAAGCGACGAAAGTCTTGAAGTTCTTCAGCACTTCGGAGCAGAAGCTCCGGCTTTGTTGAACAACTACGCTTGCGCGGTTGAAGACGCATTGATTGAGCAAGTTCAGAACTTCCAACAGCAGGAGATGGTTCTGAAAGCCATGGGCGATCAGAACGGCGCAATGAACGTAATGCTGACCGATCCCGATGTTCTCGCTGACTATGTCAATGAGTTCTATGGTCCAGAAGGTCCTTATCCGACTGAGACTGAAGCTGAGGAAGCTACACGTCTTCAAACAGAAGCACGCGCCCAGTTCGAGTCTGAGATTCAGGCACAAGAGCGATCCACTCAAGTACCTGCTTCATTCCAGCGTCCTCAGATGGACATGCCTACTCCCGGTCGCCAGGCAAGTGCCTCTGGTGATTTCTGGGGTGGCTTCAGCCAGTTGATGGATAACAATCCTGAGCAAGCATGGCAGTATCTGTCCTCTGCTCCTAATGGAGCACTTCAGGGCAAGCTCCTGGTCCAGGATTCCTGATTAGTTAACTGATCAGTTCGATAGGGGGTGTTTATTCACCCCCTTTACAATAGATATATAAAGTATTGGAAATACGATGTATAGAGAAAGCGCATATCCAGGCCCCAACGCTCTTGATAGCAGCAGTTATACAAACCTCAATGGAGACCCACAGGGTGCACTAAAGCAGCAGCAGGCCGACCAAACAATCGTTGCTGATATCAATGCAGCTGGATCCCAAGATGCTGTTGATTCACTCAATTCTGTCAGAGAATCTTCTCGTGCAGAATCACAAAGCCAGTATGACAGCAATAGGTTCCTAGCCACGTTTATGGCTGACCGGCTCGAAGCCAATGGAGGCGGCGCGAATCTTGCAGCTCTTGCCTATGAACTTGCAGGTACTCCATCATTTGATGTCAATGTCCCATATATTCCTGGCAAGAATCTGGAAGGCGTTCCCAATGCAGACACCATGAGGGAACGGATCAAACGCAAGTATTTGAAGAACCCAGGTGGTCAAATTCTTCCTCAGATCCCCCGTGCTTGATTAAGCTCTAATCATATTTAATTTGAGTACAATAAGAATATATAGTTGGCTCTGAGATATTGTGCGCTTAGCTGCTAGTCAGATTAAAGATGATCCTGAAATTTTTCAGGCAATCTGGAAACATCTAAAAACTGATGGGATGCCAGATCAGGCAGCTAACCAGCTTACTGCTGAGATGATGACCCATGGGGATGATATTGAGACTTCTATTGAAAAATATGAGTACTACTATGATCTCTACAAAGAAAAGGGATTTAACGAGCATGCTGCCCAAGCATTAGCAGTTGAAGCATTGGAGGGTCGCGAAGAACCAGAGCCTTCAAAACGGTTCGCGATGATGCGAGAAGATTCAGATAATTGCATGTAAATAGTCAGATTGCCTCCTATAATTCTGTTGGGAGAAATCCAGATATATGGCTACAACAAAGATGACTGGCGATTCTGTTCGTGCATACCTCCGAGAAATCGGACGTGTGCCTCTTCTTGAGCACGCAGATGAGATCCTGCTTGGTAGACAGGTTCAGCGCTTGATGGAGCTTGAGGAAAAAAGAAAAGAGCTTTCAGAACTCCATGGTCACAGCATTGACGATCAAAAGCTTGCAGAGCACTACAACCTCGACCGAAAGAGCCTGAGGCGTGAGTTACGGGCTGGGAAGAAAGCGAAGGACACAATGGTTACGGCGAATCTCCGTCTCGTCGTCAGTGTTGCCAAGAAATACACGAAGCGGAATATGGAGCTGCTTGACATTATTCAGGAAGGAACCATTGGCCTAGTTCGTGGGGTTGAGAAATTTGATCCAGGTCGTGGATATAAATTCAGCACTTATGCATATTGGTGGATTCGTCAAGGCATCACCAGAGCTATTGCTGAGAAGAGCAGGGCAATCCGTCTGCCAATTCACATCACAGAAAATTTGAATCGTCTGAAGAAAGCTCAGAGGGACTTGTCTCAGAAGAATGGTTATATGCCGACAGTAGATGAGCTGGCAAAGGAGCTTCAGCTCAAGCAAGATGAGATCAAGGATCTGATGTGCAAAGCCAGGCACCCTACGTCGCTAGAGGTCAAGATTGGGGAAAACAGGGATACTGCATTGATCGATCTTCTAGAAGATGAGACGCAGCTACCAGACATGCTTTTAGAGCGTGCTTGTGTGAAGGACGATATTCATGAGCTATTGAATAGCCTGCCCGAGATGCAGTCGACAGTTCTTTGTATGAGATATGGAATTGGAGAAGAAGTACTTGAGCCGATGTCCATGACGGCCGTAGGTCAAGCGCTAAACATGAGTAGAGACCGCGTTAGAACATTAGAAAACAATGGTCTTAAAGGCCTCAAGGATCGAAGCAATTCGGTGTCTGAATACTTAGCATAAAATAAGGATAGGTAGAGGGTTTGTCAGATGGCTGATGTCACCAATTCAATAAGTGAGTTTTACGATTCATATGGTGGCAGCAATCTGTCGAACCCTTCTTACTATTCCAGCAGCAAAAGACTAGATCTAAGCTCTGCAACGAACAGCATTATCAATGCCATAGGCCCAGTTATTACGACAGTGCCGTTTACGCTGAAATACGAAGATAGCGTTGGCTTATTCGGTTCAGAGAACTTCTATGTGAAAATAATGCTGGACATCATCGATACTGGCAATACACACACCATCATCAACCAATACGCAGGTCTGACAGTATCCGCCGATGCTGCACTTGAAAATACCTATTACATGGCATTTGAGGATGAAGCATCAGACTTGACTACCGTAAATACTTATGAGCCATCAGAACGTGGAGCAGGGTTTGCCGATTTAGTTGAGCCAGTCATTAGTCTCGATTTAGAGAATCTCGGCACTGGCAATATGTATGTTGACCGCCACGTTGACGCTCGTTTATATGACAAGCATTTTAATGAGATAGATGAAGGCACTCAATTAATCGGCAAGCAGGGTGAGTTTTACCTAGGAGTGCATGCAAGGAATTCAAGACGTCTGCCATACAACATCAATGTAGTCATTGGCAACGCTGTCACATTGAGGAGTGAACTGAGTTCTGAGCTCGACAGTTCAATCCTTCCTTAGCTGTAGAGCGTGGGTCAGAAACCTTCACCCAAAACAAATTATCAAGGAAGCAGTTCATTGAGTCTCCATCCTTGAAGCCCACCATCGAGCATCCTTTTGTGCGACCGATTGGCGTCATTGGTGGTGGAAGGAAAGCAAGGGCCACAAGACTATGGACATAGGCAGAAATTGCATTCTTGCGCCCAATGCGCTGTGTCAGATTAACCGTCTGATAGCGACTGCGTTTGACCTTAGGCTTGAGAATTTGATCCTTATTGCGCTTAGTACTCTTCACTTGCCCCTGCCTATTTACATAGTATTCAATGCAACATTCATAGCCAGGAAGAGAGTGGATCGGAACCCACTCATGATTATCGATAAATTCTTGTACCACAATATATTGGGGCATCTGTAAATATATTCTAGCTTAAGTTTTAATATCTAGATATGTGGCTCAGTCGAAAGTCACAATAAACCATTTAGCTTTAGGAGTTATCCATCCATGTGGATCGATAGAGTGAAAGCTCTCCTGTCGATCTAAAACCGGGTGAATTCAGGGAAGCCGTAACGTATAGACGACGGTAATCCTGAGCCAAGCCCCTCACGATCTTGAGGGGAAGGTGCAGAGACTACTGGGGGAATCAAGCGTGATTCGTAAAACCAGACCAGCGCCCGGCAACAAGAAATACATACCTTGTTGAAGAGATAGTCCGGCCCTTATCGAAAGATTTGGATACGCTGAATGATTTTCCGAAGCTCCTTGGTGCTGAACTCTACAGGCCCCACCCTGCTTACATCATTGAGATGGCAGTTGAGCCCGTAGTTGTTCACGACTTAAACGCTTGAGTCGTAACTGGGTGAATTCAGGGAACCCCTCCCAACCTTTTTAATTCGACAGAACCTAGACAAGGAAAACCGGTGACAACCGGAAGTATATTTTTTGGGGAATCCTGAGCCAAGCTCTCCCGACAGGAGAGAAGGTGCAACGACTAGGTCCCGCGTGGAAACACAGTAATGGACCCAAGAGCGCCCAGCTCCATTTTGGATGATGAGATAGTCTGAACAATACCGATGGGAAAGGTATTGAAGGTAAAGATAAAGAGCTTTACCGGTAACACAATTGCAGCAAGCAACCCGGTCAAACTGTTCAGTTGGACCGTTATCGCTTCTGGGGTAAACCTGGCACTAAGGAGTCTCGTGAGCGCACCGCAGATCAAACTCTGGGTAGCGCATCTGCTCGCAACATCGTCAAAGACAAGGTCCTGGTGACGCTAAAATCTCCATTGGCGTCACGATAATAAAGAGGGTGAATTGCTGGAAGGCCACCATTAAAGGTTAATCAGCAGCCAAGCTTTTCTACAAGAAAGAAGGTTCAACGACTAGATCCCGAGAGGTAACTCAGTAATGGATCCACGAGCGCCCTCCACCGTAAAGGTGATGATATAGTCTGATCTATACCAATGGTAAAGGTATAGAACCAAGAGATAAAGAGCTCTTGGGATAACAACAATGCAAGGAGTACACCGGTCCTGCTGATTCTCGCGATTCTGCACAACCATCCACCTTCAAGGTGGCCCGCGAAACTCTGATCACTGCTCAGCGTCTGCTTCTGGACACTGGCAACCTCAACGTCTTCCACCAGTCAATCGGTTCTCTGACACTGCTGGACGACTACCGTCGCTGGCGTAACACTGATTGCGCCGCCATTGTGTGAGCAATGGGCAATAACTGGGTGAATTCAGGGAACCCCACCATCAACGGGGAATCCTGAGCCAAGCCAGGCCAACAGCCTGGAAGGTGCAACGACTAGATCCCGAGAGGAAACTCAGTAATGGATCCACGAGTGCCCAGCATCTCAAGTCTGAGATGAAGATATAGTCTGACCTATAGCGATGGCAAAGCTATAGAACCAAGAGATAAAGAGCTTTTGGGATAACATTTGGATCGTGTGTTCGCCAACGAACTGCTTAAGGCCGAAGCCAACGGCCAAGCTGACTCTGACAAAGGTGGTTATTACCTGCCTGGTGGCAAAGCCAAAGGCGCAACCGGTGGCACCCTCGGTGTTACTTATGCCTCTGGTGAATCCGCCAAGTTCAGCGTCAAAACTGACCTCCTCGAAGTGGTCAAGGACATGCGTAAGCGCAACGTCCCCACTTTCGCTTAATACCATGGGCGCTTACTTGAGTAATCAAGTAATGAGCATTCCGTGAATTGCTGGAACCCCTCCATCACTATGGGGAATCAGCAGCCAAGCCAGACCAACAGTCTGGAAGGTTCAACGACTAGGCAAGCGTGGAAACACGACGAGCCCACGAGCGCGGAACACCCTACTGGGGTGAAGATATAGTCTGAACTACACCGATGGAAAAGGTATAGAAGGAGCGGATAAAGAGCCGCTTCGATAACAATTTGGATGGTTATTACCGCTGCATCGTGGATCCGACCGCGATGATGCATCTTCGCCAAGACAGCGACTTCCGTAGTGATATTGCGGCCTTAGTTGGTAACAACTAAGTGAATAAAAGGGTGAATTGCTGGAACCCCTTCAATACATTGGGGAATCAGCAGCCAAGCCAGACCGACAGTCTGGAAGGTTCAACGACTAGAAGCCGAGAGGAAACTCAGTAATGCTTCCACGAGTGCCCTTCATCCGTTATGGATGGTGATATAGTCTGAACTCAATCGATGAGAAAGATTGAGAGCCAAGAGATAAAGAACTCTTGGGATAACAATATTGGAAATCGCTCGTTATCCTGGCGCTGGAATGGTGAATCCGATGAACCCCGCTGCGGGTCCTTCGGCTAACTTCTTCCAAGGTATGGGTCCTGCTTACGGCCAGGCTGGTTTCGTAGCAGGCGCTCCACAAATGCCAACCGGATTTCTCTTCGAAGGCGTCAGGTGGTTCGAATCTACGAATTTACCTGAAACCTCCTACAACCTCGTTGTGACCTCTGCTTCCTCTAGCGCTGCTGATTACGGTGCCGCTCAGTTGATCTTCTTTGGTCCTCAGGCTGTTGGCGTTGGTATTGGTGGTAACAACGCTCAGATTCTGCTCAACAACAACGATGATTTCTCTCGTTTTGTGATCATGATCTGGTCCCTGTTTGCTGGCTTTGAAAGTCTGAATTCAGACTTCGTCACAGTCGGATACTCTTTTGTTTATTGATAGGAGGTATCTAATAATGTCTGTGATTTTCCCCGGTAACTACGTTACCCATCTGAACGCATATAACAACCAGGGCGTTCTCTCCATCCCCGGTATCGAGTTCTACCGCCTCGTCGGTGCAGCTGTGATTCCGGCAACCACTGCCGCCTCGGTTCAGACCCTCACTCTGAAGGTTCTGTCCCCAGACATGCGTGGTGACGACAAGCCTCGTGCTGACAAGAACCTTGTCATCCCAACTGGTGCTGCTATCTATCGCACTGCTATCAGCACTGTGAACCTGTCCGCACAGGGTGCATCTGACACTCTGACCGTGACTGGCGTCTCTCCTGCTGCAGTACTGACTGCTGCGAACAACCTGTTCCCAGCCGCTGGTGCAACCACGACCTTCAACGGTCTTGGTGATGCAGGTGGTAGTGCATCCATCACCCGTCTTGCTTCTGACACCACCGTGACTGCTGTCACTGGTGCTAGCGGCCTGACTGTGGTTGAGCCTAAGTCTGGTGCAGAAGGCGAAAGCCAGTCTGCCGTCATTGTTGAAGTTTGCTTCTTCATGGACGGTGGTGCTCCTGATGCAGGTGATGTCCACCTCCCCTACAAAGTTGCAGCTGGCGCTTGATCGTCATAGTCAACTTGTGAATGAAGCGTCCTTCGGGGCGCTTTTTTCATGTCTATAATTAGTAAAGATGAATAATATTTATAATGAGCAAGTTATTCCAAGACAAGAATACAGGTAAACTCGTTGAGTTCATCAGTAAGCATGACAAAGAATTCGCGATGATTCGTGATTCTGGTGGACAAGTGAGTTACGTAAGCTTGGATCAATTGATTCCTTACGATCGGGAAAAGGGTCGTTTAACCAATGTTGTTGCTCCTGAAATCACTCCTGAACCTGAAGAACAGCCACCTGAAACCGTGGTGCCTATGGAAGATACCCGCTTGAATCTAAATTCAGCTACTGCTGAAATCATTCAGAAACGTCTTCCAGGCGTTGGTTATGCGACGGCTAAAAAGGTTGTCGAACTTCGGATGTCGCTCTCAGGTGAAAGGTTCACTAACCTGAAGCAACTTGAGAATATTCCCCGCGTCAATTGGGAACAGTTCATTGAGGATGATCTAATCTTTATTAGTTAAAATAGAATTATTGAATAGCGAGAGCTGATGAATACTGCCGCTTTAGAGCAAGCCTTATATCTGGAAGCTCTCAGACGAGATGAAGAACGATTACCTATGGAAGCTGCCGTACTACCAGCGGCAGCTATTGGTGCTTATGCGGGTTATCAGGCAGGTCGCCCCCTCCAGGCTGCTGCTGAACTGGTCAACAAAGGGCTGGATAAAGTTTCCCCATACCGTCCTGTTACTAAGAGAGTAGAAGGTAAACCAGTTGCAGTCAGACGTGAACCTATTCCACGAGGTGGACGTTTTGGAAAAGCGTTACCAGGCTTCAAGCTTGCTGGAAGTTTAACCGGATTCCTGCTTGGTGGAGGTGCTGGTGCTGCTGTGCGTCAAGCAATGATTGATGAATCACCTGAAGCACGACTATTAGCAAAGATTCAAGTTGGAGAACAGCTTGATAGTTATGACATGGCATTACTTGAGGATATTGCAACCAAGCACTACGACAACCAATCTCGATTCAGCAGAGGTATGGGCTGATGCAGTTAGACGAATACTACAAATCAAAAGTCAGATATCACCTAGGGTTTAATGCTGGGGCACAAATTCCTGCTGGAGACCGTGCTCGGTTGGAAGAAGCAATGGCTCTGGTGCCTGACCAGATTTGGTATGACGAAATCATTTATCACGTCAAACGCTGCGACATTGCATGGCGAGCAAGCGCTGCTATTCCTGATGATTATTTTGACCCTAATGGTAGCCAGACTCTGAACCCATCACGGCAAGAAGTCATCGCTGGTGACGTGCAGCGGACAATCAATACTTCTGATCCACTAAAAGGTGATGAGTACTTTCGAGAAATTTATTTAAGGGAATGCGATCGACTGGCCGAAAGTCTTTATGTACCTAACTACCGAAGGCCGGAAGTAAGGCGATATGCATTTAGTCGTTCTGGAGCAGAGTTTATATTGGCAGTACCTGGACCAGCTGATACTGCAGTTGGAACCAGAATATATTTAAACGAAAAGTGGCGTTAAGTGTAGAATAGTTTTAGTAGAAGATAACTAAAACTATGTCGTGGCACACCCATAGAACTAATAGTGGTGAGCGTGAGTATCTGTCAACCAGAAACTCAGTAACTGCACAGGCGCAAGACAACCCATTTTTGACGGGTATTCGCCCCGATCCAAAGTATGGAGCAGTTGATCCTGAACTGGATAAGAGCCCGACATTTGCACAGCCTGATAGCGCTGGAAATATCGCCCCTAAGACCATCACTACCGGTGATGCCGATGAGGGAAGTTCAGGAACAGCCGATCCTAACGAGGCTCAAGATTTTGCTTCGAGGAAGGTAATGGAAAGAATGCAAATGATTGCCAATGGCGAAAACCATAACCTTAACGACCATTCTCAGATTACTTGATATTTAAAATGTCTAATTCCAAACGCCAACGCGCAGAAGCTGCAGAACCAAACCGGTTTAAGGAAGCTAAGCAAATGTCCGTCATGCCTGGCGGTCCTATGAACAACACTCCTCAGAACGTTGCTTCTATTGGAGAACAGCGGATGACGCTTGATGGGTCTCCTCCGATGTACCCCTATCAAGACTCGGCAATGGATGCAAATGATTTCAGAATTCGTGCACCTATTCCTAACGAAAATAGTGGTATGCCTCAGTTCATGGCAATGGGAACTGGATTGAATCAAAACCCTTATGGAATGCAGGCCCAGCCAGATCCAATTGCTCAAAGCAATATGGATGGTTCCTACTTAGGCACACAAGCACAAAACAGAGGTTTGTATGCATCAATGATGGGACCAACTGGGATGCCTGCTCAGCCAGCCCCTGGAGGTGAAATGCCTCAGCCTCAGCAAAGTGCTCAGGCATTGCCCCTACAAGGTACGCAGAGCGCTGAAATTCAGCCTAAATCCAAAGGCACAGACATGAAGTCTGGAAGCCGCACTAAAACTGCTTAATCAATATCATGGCATCAACTTCAACTAACAAGCAACCACTGCTCGTTGATCATATTTTTCATTATTTGATCGACACCAATAACACGGTTGTATCAGCACTTGATGTTGGCGGTACCAACTCAGCTGCTGTTGTTCTCGATTCAACAACTGCTGATGGTGCAATTGTCGAAGCAATTTACGTTATCTCAAGAGGTACTACAGCTCACACTTGTAACTTCTACCTTTCGACTGCTGCAGACTTCTTGCGGCCAACACAGGGATTGTTCTTAGGAAGCATCACCTCTGGAACATCAGCAAAAGCAAGAACGAACTATGACGCATTCCCCAAGGTTCTAGCTCCCCTTGCAGCTACAGGATCGGAGCCCCAAGTAGGTGCTTTGTACATTCCTAAGGGATATGCATTGTGGGTCGCCAGAGAAAATGCAAATGCCGCAGCTATTTCGGACGGTCCAATTTTCGGTGTTCAGGGTGGTTGGTATTAATGGCTAAAAAGCAAAATGGCTTTGGAAACCCTAAGTCGTTAGCTTTTAACAAAGTCAATACAACAATCACACGAGGAAAACATAAAAAAGCTGCCGGTTACTATCCGAGTGACCGGAGCTTCGGTAGCTCTGTACATCGTTCTGTCATTGAGCAATATGATATTGCAAGTGACTGGGTTAAATGGCGCAAAGGATTTGAGTATTACAATAAAGCTGCTTGGTATGAGTTAGAAGAATACAATCCAATAACGAAAGAGCATACGCCACAAAAGATTGACTCTAAGCTTTATCAGGGCACTCCATATGAAGTTGATGTGGAGTTTACTGGATATCGTTTTGCAACACAGAATGCTGACAGCAGCAATCACTATGTGATGAAACGGACGCCTAAGTCCCAACCAAATATCGGCAACATAACATCAGTCCAAAATGATGATCTTGTATACGTTACAAATAAATCGTACAAGGAAATCTGGTGCCAAATAAATACAGCAAGCGATCATCGTTTGCTATATCAGATGCTTGGGGAAAGACTGACAGATGGTACGACAACTGCAACATTGAAAAACGTATTAACTAGCTCAGGAAGGCCTGGCATATATAAGGGGAAAAGTTCTATTGTTGATGGAACCATAATCACGGCATCTGTACCACTTGCTTCTGTTCTTTCAAGTCCTTATATACAGGAACGTAACGGAGATGTGCAAGCACTGGTTGGCAAGATTGCATACACGCCAGACTTCTACGTAGATAAACTAATCAGCGCAGTTGGAACCAAAACGTTTGTTGATGACAATGAATTTTTCTATGTAAATGTTGAAGACACAAATATTGGAGTAGACTTGCAGATCCTTGATGTCACAACTGAGCTCCCGCCATCTCTTTACGACATAAGCAGTCTGACAGCTATATACCAGACATCAGCTGCAGATGTTGCGATTAAAAGCAATTACAAATATCAAAAGGATAGTTATCAGAGATTCTTTGGAAAGCAGTATATGACTGCGGATGTAGTAGAGAGCGAGGTTAGCCGTGTTAATTACAGCGTACTGCCATATCTGATCAACTCGGTTCGGATTGATGGAGCTACTTTGTTCATTGAATCGACGTCTTTTGAGTCAGAATTTAAGCTTCATGCCGACATTGAAACAGGTATTCTAGTTTTCGCGGACAATAGCTTTACTCGACAAGAAGTCGACTTGGTCAATGGGGAGTACTTCCACACACTTGGTGATCCGAATGAACCGCTATGGCAACGGCTCATCACAGATATCAATCCATGGATGGATGAGGTCTTCGCAACAACTAACGGACTACAGCCTGCCGTAACGTATGCGTGTAGTTGCCCTAATTTTTCAAGTGCACAACTAAGGATGCCGCAGTCATCGCAGAGTGACAGCGAACGTATGAATAACAGACAGGAGCGTTATCCATTACCTACAGCTCTTGGTCCATCAACGTACGATAAGCAGGGTCAGGTTGGTGCTGCAGGTTATATCCAAAGCTGGGAGCGTGAGGAGAGGCGATTGGGCTTCAAAATGTGCAAACATACAATTGCCGCCATGTTTATTGATGAATTAAAAGTGCAAGAGCCTAATACATATCCAAGTTACGAATCAAGATTAAAGTTTGAGGAGAAACTGGAAAAGGAAATTGAGGAGGTTGGGAATAGGTTTGTCGATTCATACAAGAGAAGTGGCATCACAACATTGGAAATCATTTTTGCACTGGCGCAAGGACTAAACCTTGATGACATCGAAATCGCAATGGTATTACTGGGAAGTTCATATTAAATAGATACAATAGACATATCAAGTAGCGACATGGAAAATTGTGACTTATAATCCTCAGTCTGGAACAAATTGGCCTGCGGGTTTAGATACTGGAACGAGCTTTGCAGGTATCATTGCTGCTTTTAATGATATTCGCGTTCAAAGAGGTCAGGTTCCAAAAGAATATCAAGACAACTTTGCGGGAATTATTGCTGGCATTCAAGATCTGCTTGACCTGGGAAACGTCACATTGAGTGAGTTTCCACCAAACTGGGACTTGACTTACGACAATGGCAATAATATTACTGGTGGCGGTTTTACATATACACCACCAAATGGGCATCTTTGGTTCGATACTCGTACCGGTCGGCTCATGGTATGGGATACCGATGCTTATTACCAAACCAATGGAGCTGATGGTCTAACAGCTGTTGGAAGCAACCAGCCGACGCGTGAAGTAGAAGGTGCTCTTTGGTTCAATAATCAAAACCTGAATCTATACATTTACTACTCTGGAACATGGAACCTTGCAATTGCAACTAACGCAGTTTCATTGCCCGCACTCACATTAAGTGCAGCCACGCAAACTTATTATGGAACGGTGAATCCGTTGCTAGTAAATGTTTCACAGTTTGCTCCAGCAACAGCTTCTGATCGAAACCAATCAGTCTTGAATCGATGGATCATTCAAGCTGTGAGGGAATTGGATGCAGCAATTGAAACCAATGAGGCAGCAGCAATTGCACCAGCAGCTGCTTCTGCACCGACAACGTCATTGCAAGAAGGAGACCTGTACTTCAATACAGGAGATCTGAATCTGTATGTCTATAACACGATCAGCGGAACTGCAGCATGGCGTCACGCCATCAACCCAACCAACTTCTCTGATGATCGACTCAAGGCTAAGGATGGTGTACTGACTGAGACGCTAGATAAACTTGGCTCGATCAACGCTTTCTATTATTACGAGAACGATTTAGCTAAGGAGCTTGGTTTCCGAAATGGAGATCGACAGTTGGGTCTTTCAGCACAGGAGTTGAAGGAAGTACTCCCTGAAGTAGTCAGCATTGCGGCATTCGATAGGGAATTAGATCCAGAGACAGGTAAGTTTAAATCCAGGTCATCGAAGAACTACTTGACAGTTGATTATGAAAAGCTGTCAGCATTTACATTACAAGCCATTAAAGAGTTGGCTGACAAAGTTGATCACAAAGCAAGTCAGGTAGATCTGGATATCTTTAGCCAGGATCTACTGTCAAAAACAAATGAAGCAAATGCACAGACTAATCGACAAGTAAATGAGCTTGCTGCTTATATTGGGGATGTTGATGACTATGCCAAAAAGGCTGATCTGAGTGAGGCTAACGATGCAATCAAAACTCTTCAAGA